CCCACTTCTTACCGATCCTCGACCGCACAAAGGCGGTCGACCAGTGAGGTGAATCCCGGACAGCTGCCGCAATGTGCAGCATACCGGGATAATCGGTAAGAAAACCACCTCTCCGAAGATGACGAATCTCACGCCATCTTCCCTCTTTACTCCTCACGAAAGCCGTCGAGTTGATCTCGGCGACACTTCGTGACCTAATTGTCTTAAGTTCGTTTAGGATGAACCCCGGCGGGTAATCCGAAGACAATATAGGACGATCAGCGGAGATTAAAGTATCATCTCCGTTGACGAGGATCTTTGCTGAACAACCACGGACGGCCCAGGAGGCTGCAATCCATGACTGCAAGCAAAGAAGAGGAAAGGAGAGGTAGCCCCCCATCATCTGTCCGTGCGTGACCTGATTCCCACCCACAAAGGGCTGAAGGGAAAGGTGAGCAAGTTGCCTCACCCAACCCGGGACAATTAAGCACTTCGCAAGGAGTGCACTCAGGATCGCATCTGCCACAGGAAGTGACAGATTGTCAGTCGCGAATACCAGATCAATACTGGTCTGGTACTCACGCGTGCAGACAGATGAGACTCTCTCTACCGTCGGTGGACCGACAAGGAGCCAAGGAAACTTGGAAAGATGCTTATAAAGCATCTTGTGAAGAGGCGCAAGGACGTCGATCATATCCGAATATATGATCAAGGGACGTACCTTACCAGCACTCAACACCTCCTTATACCGTGCTTTAAAGGGAATAGGCGGGTTCCGTGAACCCCTTAAAGCCATCCGACGGAAACTATCTATCCCACCACCTCCGGCGATACTCCAGGCGAAACTAGCTGTTTCGCCGCTTTCTCGGGAAGTGGCGTTGGGCAAGTGAGAGTTGACAAAACTCTCATAAGCCCGATCCCAACCAAAGGGGAAGATACGTCTGACCATACCCCGCGCAAAGGCGAGGTACTCAGGAGAGGGGGGGGGGGGATTTGAGAACGCGTTCTTCTCCCAAGAAGAACGCGCAGAGGGAACGTGACGGCTGCAACCCGCTGGCAGGTTGCGCTTAATTGACGCGACGGAATGGGCAAATTCCCATCTCGTTCGCCGCCACATTCGTTGGAGGTAACATTCATTACCAACCCAGACTTGACGTCTGGGAAAGGGAACCGCAGCCCGCGGTTTCCCCTCCAACAGGAGAAAGGAGAGATAGCGATTTAACTCTTCAGGTTTCAGATCCGGGAACTCAGAAAATGGAATACCATATCTGATCCGAATTAGTCTAAGACCATTGGAGACTGTCTCCCTTGTGTCGAGCTGGGCGCGTAAGCACCCACGACACGTTTGAGCCCGAGAACCAAGGCTGGCCTTACCTCGAGCAGCGGTACACACTGGATGTGTATCAGACATAAGCAGGATTTGCCGCGAGGCGTCCGG